CCCCTCCTGTCGAGGAAGCCCCTCCTGTCGAGGAAGCCCCTCCTGTCGAGGAAGCCCCTCCTGTCGAGGAAGCCCCTCCTGTGACCGTGGTGCCGAATACCGATCCGAGCGTACCGCAGTCACCACCAATAACTTATCACTCCTTTGGAGGTTGAACATGGCTCCTGCCAAACAAACTATTGAAGAACTACAAGCCGAGATAGCTCGACTGTCAGCGGCCCTGAGTGAGTCTGACTCAAAGCTCAGTGACGCTGAGAAGATGGCCCACGCCATGGCGGCGGCAAGCCGGTTCATGGTAAATTACTCCGGGGAGCAGGCCACTGGTAAAACCGTAACCCTGAATGTTTGCTTAAACCCTGATTGCCGAGATAAAACCAAACTCAAGTGGAAAGAAGTCGAATACCCCACGTATTTTTATGCCATCCAACTTCCTGCTGGAGCCGGTATTTCACTCACAACCAACGGGGTTGAATATTATCATGGGGAAACCTATGAGTTTGATTCGATTACTCTTGCGGAAATGAAGTCCCGTGTGGCAAGATGTTGGGACCATGAGAAATCAATCCATGGTGATAACGAAAACGCATATCGTAAGCCCACGAATATTTTTGTGGGATAAACCACCAAAGAGGTAAGAGCGCCATGAAAGAAACAGTTGAGAGTCTGGTTGTCGGAAATTTTACTATTCAGGCCCAAATGCCAATGGGCAAAAGCATCACTGTGAGCGGCTATGTTTATTCCGATCAAGGTATGAACGCCATCAATGCCCAAGTTGATTTGCTCCACGATGTTCTGGACCGACAGCGCACCCGTGCTGAGATTCCTGAGCTTGAGGCGAAAATGGAGCAGCGAGTTCGTGCGCTCACCGACATGCGGGATGCAATGGCTGAACTTGAAGGGCGACCAAAATTGTCACCTTCAGAGAAAAATATGGTCAAACAGATGAATGTCAACATTGCCAAAATCAATGAGGATATCATCAAAGGTGATGAGGCCATTCTCAAAGCAAAGGACTCTCTGAAATGAATCTGACTGCAGCACAGATTGTTAAGGATGCTTGTGCAATAGCGAAATGCCCCGGCTTCATCTCCCAGGCCGGACGTGCGCTTAACTTCGTCCTTAACGATCTGGTGCTGCATCGTAACCTTAAGGTTAATCTTGTCACTGGTTCTTCTGTAATACCTGCCGGGTCAAATGGCCCGTTCGCTCTTGAAGCAAATTATTTACGGACCTATGATCTTTGCTACACCGTGGCCGGAACCACTTATTTTCTGTCGCCGGGATCACTTCGAGAGTATGACCAAGATTCCGGTGTTGATCAAGGTGGGGAGCCTTACGAGTGGTCGAGTGATCTTTCGGTGTCACCGGGACTACTTTACATCTACCCCTATTCAAATACCCAAATAACGCTCAGGCATAGATATTACTTGCTGCAAGACGATATTGTTATGCCTGAGACAAGCGCAACGGTCCCGTGGTTTACCGACCAGGATTATCTCATTCAGGCCACTGCCGCTCGGTTGATGCGTATCACCGACGATGATCGCTATCAGAGTTTTATGGCCGATTGCGAACACATGCTCGGCATTCATTTGTTGACCGAGGGAGATGAGCAGCAGGTTGTCAAAGAGGTGGCGCTCGATCCAAGAAGGTTCAAATTGCGCGGTGGTCTAAAGCGCACCAAAGACAACCCTTGGTGATCCATGGGAAAGCAAAAAGAATACCCGGTTAGATTCACTCCGAGAGGTTTGTCTGACGCTTGGGATTCCACCAATACTTTTCCTGGCGCATGTAAGTCGCTCCAAAATCTCATCTTTGATCAGTCCAATCCAGAACTTGTTGTCGCCCGCCCCGGTGTGGATGCCCCCATAACCTCATTTGCAGGATTTACCACGCCTACAGTCGTAACAGGATACACTGTTATTGGAGATTTTGTTTATGGGATGGTTTCAACCGGAGCAACCTATGGTTGCGATGAACCATTTTGTTACAATCTGGTGAACAATGTTTTTATAGCCATAAGCGGTGTGACCTCAGGAAATGTCCCAACAAGCCCTTCCATATATGGCGACATAGTTCCATTGTCGTTTGCGGTTATTGGAATTCAATTGGTCATCACCCATCCTGGTTTCTCCGGAGTAGGCTCAAACTTTTTTGGCGTTATTGATATAACCAATCCAGCGTTCCCTGCTTGGAGTTCCAAAAACACGACCACAAATCTTCTTCCGAGTGTGCCGACAGCAGTTGCCAACTTCAATAACCGAGCCTGGTATATTTGTGGGAACACGGCCCACTATAGCGATGTTCTGACAGGAACCGTCATCACCAATGCCGGACAGAGTTTAACTATTGGTGACGCTTCGCCGCTCGTTGCGTTAACCGGATTACCCATTCAGACCTCATCCGCCGGTGTGGTTTCCTCCCTCATTGCTTTTAAGAAAATGCAGATATGGCAAATCCTTGGCGATGCGTCAGTCACAGGGAGTTTGTCTTTAAATTTCTTGGCACTGAACATTGGCTGCATTGCTCCAAACAGCATTGTTCAAACACCCATAGGAACCATTTTTGCCGGAATTGATGGCCCTTATTATCTATCCTCGCTCGGCCAAGTTCTTCCTCTCACCAAAGATTCTAATAAAACTGTTCAAGACCTGCAAAAACCTTTTCAAAATATTGTAAATCCTGGTTGGGCCAATGGGGCTTTCACAGGAAGCATATATCGTATATGCATGGACAGTGTTATTAATGGTGCGTCAGCAACAAATGACTATTGGTTTGACTCCGATGTTAGAAGATGGAGCGGGCCGCATACCTTTCCCTATGATTCAATTTCCGCTTATTCCAGCTATTTCATAATTTCTCATAGAAGCCTTGGTGCAAAGTTATTTAAGAGTCAGTATTTGCCAACACAATCTTCTCATTATAATGACAATGGTTCTGACATAAAAGTCCTCCTTCAACCGGCTTTTTTATCCAAAGGCTCAAACATCAATGTTAAAGAAGTTATTGAAAGTACCATTGAATTATCATCTCTTTCCTCTTTTACCAATTACACAATTACTGCTTTCGATGAGAAATTTAATACTCTCAGCGCCGTCAATATTGGAGTAAGCAACCCTCTCACTTTTTGGGGAGGCGGGCAAGTGTGGGGTGGAGGATTATTGTGGAACAGTGCTTCAAACAACGTTTACACTTTTCCTATTCCATGGGACAGCCCTTTAATTTTCCAGAAACTTACTTTGACAGTGCAAGCAGTCGCAAGTTATGGTTTATCAATAGGGACAAGTTTCAATAAATTTAGAGACTGCGGATATACAACGGTGATACAAGCATGAGCATAATTGGAGCATTACCAAACAATATTATCAACGGTCAGGCGATTGACGCTGTTCCGGTCATGGCGAATTTTAACTGGATAATGAATCAGGTTAACGCTAACGCCCCAAGTTTTTCAAGCCTCGGTATTCAAACAAGTGCCTCAATAACTTGCACTGCCTCAGGAACATCTGATGCCATCGTAGGGTCATTCACACCGGCGATTACCGCCATTGCAAACGGCATGACATTGTTTGTTCGTGCTTCTGCCGCAAACACCACAACGACACCGACATTTACCCCATCCAATGGTGTGATTGCTGCAAAAACCATCGTTCGGGAAGGTGGCGTTGCCGTTGCTGCCGGGGATATTTATGGGGCAGGCCATTGGTTGTTTCTCACCTATGATCTTTCTTTGGACAAATGGGTTTTAGGTAATCCTGCCGCATCCACGTTCTGCTTGGGAAACGCTGCCAGTGCAAATAACGCAACGACAGCTACAAGTTGTTCTGGAAACTCTGCGACAGCAGCTAATGCTTCCGCCACACAATTTAATGCTCCTGGAAGTTTAGCAGCAACAGTAGGTTCACAAGGATTTTCTCTTCGGAGTGTTGCCAATGCCGCCAACACAATAAATCTTATTCAGTTTACACCTAATGACCAACTTTCACAAAAAGGGGCTATATCTGCTGATAACTCTGGAAATATGACGATATCCCCTGCAAGTGGGGTTTTGTACCGTGGGGCGAGTATAATACACGATGACGGAAACACAAAAACTGTTGGTGGTCAAAGTATTAGAGGTAGTGGGGACATAGGTATTGGTGTGCCCCTTGATGCCGCGAATAGTGGAATACAAATTGGTTGTTTCTGGGCCACATGGGTTGGGACTGTTTACACCTCAGGAACCACTTACGCGCTAAATGGGACGAGTCGCTGTATATCCTCAGTAGCCATATACACTGCACAATTTTCTTTATTCC